AACAAACTATGAAAGACATCATTAAATTAATAAAGGGATATGTAGACGACTTAATGTCAGTTCTTATTTCTCTTATTGGCCTGGGTGCCGTTGCAGGAATTATATTCCAAGGCGGATTATTTGGGTTGGATGTTATAGCTAATTTAATGTCACTTGTTAATATGTTTGGTGAAAGCGGTTTTGCTGGTTTCATCACATTAGTGATATTATTAGGTCTAATTCGTAAGTAGGAACGCGAAATGATAAGTAATATTTCCTACATATTACTTAAACTAAAAAGGGGACAAAGTATTAATTTATTTTGTTCCCTTTTTTAGTTTCCATATATTTATAATTAAAGGATTATATTATGTCAAACGATTATGAAATATTCAAAGGAAAATCATTGTCGTCATTGTTTCAAGATATTTACGAAAATCAAAACTATAACAGAAAACAATTAGATGTCTTAACTAAGAACATTACTTCTATGATTAAAGACGGAGATACAGCTGTTCAAATAGTTCCAATGATTAAAGAGTATTTAGAAATCAATGTTCGTAATGATGAATTACTAGTGAAACTAGCTGGTATCGTTCAGAAGATTATTACTGCTGAAAGTAAAGGTGAATCTGAAAGTGAATTTGGTTTATCTGAATTAGAGAAACAAGATATTATGAACACTATATTAGAACACGATACAAAAGATTTACAAGAAACATCTGATAAAATTAGAAAAGATATAGAATCTAAACAATAAAATGCCATACCGAGTTTTTAAAAACAAATCAAACACACGAATTGGAGGCCCACTTATTAATAAAATTAAAGGTGAGGTTACATCTTTAATACGCGAAAATCAATATGATTTTTACGAATTAGAACCATTTGAAGTTCAAGAAGTTTTATTAGACAAAAAATTATTTGAGGGTGAAGGAGCATTAAACACCAAATATTACGGAGCAGTTCGTGGTAGATTTATCAATGACTCAAATCAAGCAGTTCTTGATAATGGTGGTAATGGTTTTGTTTTACCAATGGACTCCCACATTAAAAACTATCCTGTTGTTGGAGAAGTTGTTGTGTGTACAAATTTTTTAGGTAGAACATATTACACTAATATATTGAATTGGAGTAATAATCCAAATAACAATATTCAAGCTGGGATATCATCAAATCAAAAAGTTAACTTACCAGCACAACCACAGATTACAACAGACTTACAATATGGAAACCCGGTTGTATCAGAACCTGGTGATGTAGTGATTGAAGGTAGATTTAATAATCACATTATATTAGGTAAACAAGACGAAGTTGGTTCTTCAATTAAATTAGTTGCAGGAGATGACTCAAATGATATTAATAAATCTAAAGCTTCTATATTTATACAAGACGGAGGTACCGTTAAAGTTGATAATCCAAATAAAGCTTTTCCATCAACTACTATAAGTGGTGCTAAAATTATTTTAAACGCAGATGATATTGTAATAAATGCAAGAAATACATTAAAATTACAAAGTGGAAACTTAACAGAAGTTGTTGGTGGAAGCACAGAAATCAAACACAACAAGGGTGGACAAGTTGTAACTGGTGAAACAGAACAATTTATAGAAGAACTTAGAGAAAGAGCAGTTAAAGAAGCAACAGATGTCATCAAAGCACAAGTTCAAGTTTTAAAAGATACTGCTAATATTGGTATAGAAGAATATAATAGACAAGTTCAACAGATTAAAAATTTAACTGACTCAGTAAAAGATGCTAGAAAAAATATAGAGAAAATAGTTAATAAAACAAGAAAGGTATCAGTAAGTTTTGATGCTGAAAAATTTGCAAAGAATCAAGAAGTTATCTTAACTAACTTTAACGAAATACAAGCTTTAGTTCCGGGACTTCCACTTACTATAACAGAAGTAGAAAAGAAAATATCAGAGGTTGTGGATGCATTAAGAAGTTTTGCAACATTAGATTTTATGAACACAGATATCGTAACAATTGAAAAGAAAAAATAGGAGTAAAAATGAAATCGAATAAATTAGTATCATTAATAAAAGAAGTTGTCAAACAAGAGGTTAAAAAACAGATAACTGATATACTTATTAATGAAACAAATATTCCCAAAGCAAAACCAGTAGTTAAGAAGAAAAAGGTTAAGGAACAGAAGTTTACAGACAATCCAACACTTAATAAAATTTTAAACGAAACTGCTCAACAAAAAGAAGAATACCCAACATTAGGCGGGGGAACTTTTGATTCAAGTCGTATGACTGAGATGTTAGGATACGGCGGTGGTTTAGGGAATAAAGAAGTTAAACGAGAAGTAGCGGCCGCAAGCACATTACAAAGTGCCGGTATGAATCCAGATGACGCTCCAGAGCACTTAAAGAACGCTTTGACAAGAGACTATTCTGGTTTAATAAAAGCTATTGATAAGAAAAAAGGTAAATAATGGCAAGTGCAAGAGAAAATGATTTAAACCCAGATATTTTTATAGGTTTAAAACTTCCTTTCAACAGAGGAAAATCAGGTTTGTTTGGTAGAACACAAACAACATTAGAACAAGCTGGTTCTAATATAAAAAACCTTTTATTAACTGCTAAAGGTGAACGAGTAATGCAACCTGACTTCGGTTCTCGTTTAAGAGAATTATTATTCGAACAATATACAGAAGATTTATCATCAAGAATACAATCAGAGATACAAGAAGCAATATCCACTTGGTTACCTTACATTAATATTTCTAATGTAAATATAATTCAATCAGATGAAGACCCTAATACAACTAATGTTAGTATTGATTTCGCATTGAACTATGAACCAGATAGATTTGAAAGTATTACTTTAAACTTTGAAGGAGATTCAGAATCAACAAGTGTTGGTTATTAGGAGTAAACAATGGGATACGAATTAACAAGTAAAAAGAAAAATAAAGAAGTAAGATATTTGAATAAAGACTTTTCTCAATTTAGAAATAATTTGATTGAGTTTTCAAAACAATATTTTCCAAATACTTACCAAGACTTTAATGAGTCATCACCTGGTATGATGTTTATTGAAATGGCATCTTATGTTGGTGATGTTATGTCTTACTATGTTGATTCACAATTCAAAGAATCTTTATTAGGATATTCAGAAGAATTAAGAACACTTTATGCAATGGCTCAATCATTTGGATATAAACCAAGATTGTCTGCACCTTCTTCAACAAAATTAGAATTTTTCCAATTAGTTCCAGCAACAGGAACTGGTAATAATATAGCACCAGAATATGATTATGCATTAAACATTAAAGCCGGAACAAGAGTAGAAACTTCAGACGGGGTAGTGTTTAGAACGATTGAAGATTGTGATATGAGATACGAATCATCAAGGTCGCCAAGAGAAGTGGAAATTTTTGAAAGAGATTCAAGTAGTGATACACCAACTTATTATTACATTAGAAAAGAAGTAAGAGCACAAAGTGGTAATGTAACTAATGAAGATTTTACTTTTGGTGGAGCAAAAAAATATGATAAAGTTTTATTATCAAATTCAAATGTAATAGATATTATTAGTTGTACAGATTCAGATGGAAATACTTGGTATGAAGTTGATTCATTAGCTCAAGATACGGTTTTTGATGAGATTGAAAACAATTCAACAAATGACCCAAAACGAGCAACATATTCCGAGTCAGTTCCTTACATTTTAAAATTAAAAAGAGTATCAAGAAGGTTTACAACATTTAGAAGACCAGACGGAAAAACAGAACTAAGATTTGGTTCTGGAGTTTCAGATAATGCCGACGAAGATATTATACCAAATCCAGATAATGTTGGTTCAAACTTACCTGGTTCACCTTCAAAATTATATGAAACATTTGACCCAAGTAATTTCTTAAAAACAAAAACTTATGGACAAGCTCCTTCCAACACAACACTAACAATTAATTATCAATATGGTGGTGGAGCACAAGACAATGTAGCGGCTGGTAGAATTAATAAAATTACCGGTATTACATTTGAAACACCAATAGTAAGAGGTGTCCCATCAGTTCGTAACTTTGTTGAACAATCAGTAAGAGCTTCCAACATTGAAGCATCAAGTGGTGGTATGGGAGCAGAAAGTGTTGAAGAATTAAGAGAAAACATTAAAGCGTATTTCCAAGCACAAAATCGTGCTGTAACCAAAGATGATTACATTGTTAGAACTTATGCATTACCTGATAAATATGGTAACATTGCAAAAGCTTACATTGTTCAAGATGATGTATTAAGAAATATTTATGAAGTAAACCCTGATAATGGGGATATTATTATTGTTGGAGTTGGGGAAGAACCAAATCCATTAGCACTAAATTTATATGTTTTGGGATTAAACACAAATAGACATCTTGTTGATGTTAATGTTGCAGTAAAAGAAAATCTAAAAACTTATTTAACAAGATTTAGATTAGTAACTGACGCAATAAACATTAAAAATGCATTCATAATAAACATTGGTGTTAAGTGTGTAATCTTAACTAAAAATGGATATGACCAACAACTAGTTATTACTAATGTTAACAATAGAATAGCAGAATATTTTGATATAGATAGATGGCAAATAAATCAACCAATCATATTATCAGAATTACAAAATGCTATAACATCTGATGTAGAAGGTGTTTTATCAGTAACTAATATTAGAATAACAAATCAAGATACTTACTCATCTACAGCAGGTTATAGTGGTAATAGATATAACATACAAAGTGCTTTAAAAGGTGGTGTTGTGTATCCAGCTAAAGACCCAAGTATATTTGAGGTTAAGTTTCCAAACAATGATATAACAACATCAGTTGAAGGGGGAGAAGGATAATGCATTTATTTGAATTTGCAGAAAAAGACGCAACACTTTACGAAGGTAGTGCTACTCAAAGTAGAAATACCGGATTAGACGAAATATTAGAAGTTCGTAAAGATATGAACGC